AAATGGAGTTGATTTCGATATCCCTGAAGATTGGCAGCTCGTGGATTCAAGTGATGACAACTTTTCATCTCGAACATACTCATGTGACAATCAGGTTATTATGATTACCGTTGGAGGAGTCCCATCTGATGATGTTGAAATGCAGGCTCTCAATAATTTATATCTTTTGGACTGTAATAGTGTCTTTGGTGAGTATGATGGCTTTTATCTTATGACAGATGAATCTGTTAAATCCGATGATGGTTTTCTCACCAAAACACAAGAATGTGTGTACCAAGGCGATGGCTGGTATTATACATATTTATGTGGAGTAAATACTGGAAACGCAGCGATTTCTTTTGCTTATGTTGCTCTATCAGTAGACGACCATTCAAGGATAAGAGAGTTTTTTGATCTGGCTAATGATTTTATCCCTGATATTGGATTTGCAAATTGAATTATGAATAAATCAAACCGTCCACCCTGCTGCAACAGGATGGACGGCATGCAGACCATAGTCCCGAAGGATCCTATAGTACGTTCGCAGATATTATAGCATCCTCCGGATCCATTTCTCAATACAGGAGGATGTATTTATGTGGGTAGAAAAAAGAAATGATAAGTTTCTCATGGTTGACCGGTATAAGGACTATATGACCGGGACCGTCCATCGAGTATCTGTGATTATGGACCGTGACACTCCGCAGGCCAGAACGAAAGCAAAACAGATCCTGCAGGCGAAGATCGCCGCTGCCCGCGAACCTTCTATCGAGTCCGTATCCGTCTCGCTCGAAGCCCTGAAGGATTCTTATATTGCATATCAGAGGAAAATCCTTAAAGATTCCACTGTTCACCGGAATAATTGTATTCTTAATATTGTAATCAGAATCATCGGATCTGATATATTATGCGATCGTCTGACTTCCGGCATTATTATGAAAAAGCTCCTGGACACAGGCAAGGAAAATGTGACAATCAACACCTATCTTACCAGGCTGAAAGCCATGCTGCGCTGGGGATACCAGAATGATATGTGCCCTGATCTTGCCAGCAAGCTGCACCAGCTCCCGGATAAGTCCGAACGTGAGAAGATCGCTGATAAGTTCCTAGAGAAAAAAGAATTAAAAATACTCCTGAGTGCCATGACAGAAAAGCACTGGAATAACCTCACAAAATTCCTCGCACTTTCCGGTCTCCGGATTGGCGAGGCTATTGCGCTTGAATATGATGATCTGGACATCAAGGCACGTGTGATCCATGTCACCAAAACATTTGCCCCCGTCACCAGGACCGTCACACCCCCGAAGACTACAGACTCCATCCGGGACGTATACATGCAGAACGAGCTGCTGACCCTATGCAGGAAGCTTCTCGCGACTGCAAAACGAAAGGCTCTTGAATTCGGGTATACCAGCAATCTCGTTTTTGCTGATTGTGAAGGGAAACATATCACCTATGATGTTTATGAGAAGTACCTCCGCGAGAGATCTGACTATGCCCTCGGAAGATCTATATCAAGCCATGTGATGAGGCACACCATGACTTCCCTGTTTGCGGAAGCCGGCGTCCCTCTGGATGTGATTGCCAGGCGTCTCGGTCATCATGATTCAAAACTAACCCGTGACATTTACCTGCACTGCACTCAGGCACAGCGCGAAAAGGACAATGCAGCCGTTAAACAGGTGTCCCTGCTCGGATGATTTAATTATTTTTGCCCACTAAATGCCCACTACGGACATAAAAAAGCCTCAGGTGTACCGATTTTGCGCGGTTCCTGAGGCTTTTTCGAAGCCGGAAATGAGCTTTTTTTAAAAACCTCTTTGAGCATCTTACGCTATTTTATGGCATTTGTCGAGTGTTATAAACATCTTACGACATCCTATATCATCTAAAACTGCCCACTAAATGCCCACAAAAAAAGGCAGAGCCAAAGCCCTGCCTTCATATACTTAAGTATATTATTCTAATGTCTTTAACCCTGCCGCCCATGTGTCGGATCCCACTTCTGCATCCTGTAGCAGTCCGGCACTCTTCTGCATCTGGATCGTAGCGTTCCTGGTTATCGGCCCGAACTCTCCGTCCGGATCTACGCCCAGAATCATCTGCCAAACCTTCACGGCTTTGCCTGTGGATCCATACTTAATAATCGGCATGGTAGTGTTGACGTCATACCTTTTCTTCTTCGCCGGCTTTGCAACAGGCTGAGCTTCTCCAGATCCTGTGTACCGTAGGACGTGCTGCCACTTCCCGCGATAATATGCCGTGACCGCGATCTCCGTTCCCTGGTCTCCGGTTTTGCTTGATCCATAGCTCTGCCCGCGGGCATGCACGATTCGGCCATTGCCGGCATAGATTGCAGCGTGTCCATTGGTTCCGCTTATGTGGTAGTACAGGATATCACCTTTTTGCAACCCGCTCCCCGTGTTGAAGTTAACGGAAGTGGACACGTCCTTGAAGCCGTACCGTGTCAGCTGCTGGAGATTGCCTGTAAAATTCACGATACTGGTATCTATCGGCAGACCGGCCCCGGTCTTGTAGGCACTGATCGAAAAAGAGCTGCAGTCATAATCCGGTCCCCAGCGCACCTGCTGGGAATAACCGTGGCTCTGATCAGCTGCGATCTGCAGTGCCCAGGCTAATGCTTTTTCAGGTATTGTCATTCGTCTTTATCCTCCGGGATATCGCCTCCGATCGGATCGTCTTCCGTCATGTCCTTCGCCACTTTCTTCAGACGCTTGGTAATCCATGTCGGAACTGGCAGCCCTGCCTGATCAAGATTCTCACATATCGATAAGATCTCCATGACCACAATGTATCCTGCAATGAAAGCAGGGACGTCGACCGGAAGACTGATTCCCTCTTGGATAGCATACGCGATGATCACGACAAGGATCTCGCCGCTCTTCCGGAACAGTCCTACCCTCATCTTTGTGCTGTCCCATGTTCCATTAATCGCCGCCTGAAGCCATCCGGTCACGATGTCAGCTGCCATCATAATGATAGGCAAGAGGATAATCCAGTATCTGTGTGTGAAGTTGATCTGCTGCAATGATTCCATGGTAAATTCCTCCTTCTCCAATTTAAAAGGACGCCCGTGGGCGTCCATATTGCTTTACGCTGTATATTTTTGATATGATGCCCGGACCTGTGAGTCATCCACCCGGACATATATCGTCGTTGTGTTTATACTTGCATGTCCCAGGAGCCTCTGTATCTCCTGGATCTCCATGCCCCTCTTTGATAAGTTAGTCGCGAATGTTCTCCGGAACCGATGCGGATGGCAATCAGTAACGCCAGCCCGCTTTGCGATCGTGTTGAGGATAAACCGAATGCCGTCCGTCTGCAGAGGCTCGTGGTTCTTATTATAGAAGAGCGCCGGTCCTGTCTCTTTCCGGCTCTGCAAATAATTGATCAGGTGCTTCGCCGCCACGGTCGTCGTATAGGTCATCCTCTCTTTGGATCCTTTTCCGTGGATCACATGAACGGCCAACTTGTTCAGGTTGATGTCCTTCACCTCCATGGCCGCCAGCTCGGACACCCTGACTCCTGTCGAGACCAGGATCTCGATCAGCGCCCTCTCTTTTTTCGACTTGCAGCTGCTCCGGAGCGCATCCATCTCGACTTCGGAGAACGGCTCCCGTATCTCGTCCGGAAATTTGATCGGTTTCAGTTTCGCGACCGGGTTCTTCGGAATCAGGTCGTCATCCGTCATCCATTGGAAGAACGCTGACAGGTTCGCCCTGGTATTCTCTAAAGATCTCTGTGACAGTCCACGCTCCTGTTCCATTGCCAGGAAGAACCGGATGTCATATGCACCCATCTCTGGAAATGGTTTCCGGATCAGCTCGGACAGCTTCGTGACCGTCCGGACATACTGATATGCTGTCCGATCGCTCTTCCCGTCTATCATGAGGCAGGCCCTGTATCGTCGGATCAGCTTATCGTTTGTGTCATCTCTGAGCGCCAGCTCCGTGCAGCGCTCTGTCAGCTCGTATCCTTCCAGCGCCTTGACGACCATGTTGGAGATCATGGTGATCTCTTCCGGATCGTAACGACAAGCCAGATTTAC